CCCGACGAGCCGGAGAAAGCCGACGAGCCGGAGACCGTCACCGCGTCCGCGCGTCGCCCCCTCGGCGGTGCACCGCAGGCCGCCGTACTCAACGCCCCCACCGTCACCCTCGTAACCGAGGTCGCCGGTGGCGTGGACCGCTTCGAGGCTGGCGCCACCCTCGACCGGCGCACCCTCGCTCAGGCCTTCCACAACAAGGCTGTTGCCGTCGGTGGCCGCAACGTCTCCGGCTACGAGCGCTACACCGTCGCCACCGTCCGCTCCACCTACCCCGAAGACCGCATGCTCCGCCAGGGCGTGGACGCGTACACCAACATGGAGCGCGTCGAGAAGGTCATCGACAAGGCGAAGCGCACGCACGCACGCGACAACGCGGCCGTGCAGGTGCAGGTTCGCAGCGGCCCGGACGGCGAAGGCGCCCTCACCGCCGCTGGCCTCTGTGCCCCGCTGGAGACCCTCTACGACATCCGCACCGTGGGTGACACCGACCGTCCCGTCCGGGACGCGCTCACCCGCTTCGGTGCCGACCGTGGCGGCATCCAGTACCGGCCCGCCCTCGACGGCGTCACCCAGACGGGTGGCATCGGCGTGTGGTCGGTCGCCGACGACGAGGACGAGACCCCCACGCCCAAGACGTGCGTGGAGATCGCCTGTCCGGGCATCCTGACCGCCGAGGTGGACGCCGTCTACCAGTGCCTCACGTTCTCGAACATGTCGACCCGCTTCGATCCGGAGTGGTACGACTCGACGCTGCGCGCGCAGGCCATCGCGCACGCCCGCTTCTCGGAGAACCGGCTACTGACCCAGCTCACCAACGCCTCGAAGGACATCTACTCCACGCGGCTACTGGGCGCCACCCGCGACATCCTGGCCACCCTCGACCAGATCATCGCCTACTACCGCAACGTGCACCGTCTCGCCGATGAGGTGTCGCTGCGCTGGATCGTGCCCCTGTGGGCCAAGTACCTGATGCGCGCGGACATCACCCGGCAGATGGTGGGTGACGGTCTCCAGTCGCTGGCCATCACGGACACCATGCTGAACGGGTGGCTGGCCGAGCGCAACGTCAACGTCACCTGGCACCTGGACGGCATCAACCCGGCCGACTTCACCGTGCCCAACCCCGACATCGTGGTGCCCGCGCAGTTCTACACGCTGGCCATCAACGAGTCCGCCCTCCCCGCGTTCCCCACCTCGATTTCTTCGCTGCTGTTCGCCGAGGGTGACTGGTTGTATCTCGACGGTGGCACGCTGGACCTGGGTGTCGTGCGGGACTCCACGTTGAACGGGCTGAACCGTTTCCAGTCGTTCTCGGAGTCGTTCGAGACCACGGCCAACCGTGGCATCGAGTCCATCCACCTGGTCATCCCGGCTCTGCCCACCGGCGAGAGCGCGGCGACCGCGAACACGGCCGTGGACACGATCTTCGAGCCCGCACCCGTCTAAACCGACCGGCTTCCTCTGGCGCCGCGCCCCATACCAGGAGGCGCGGCGTCGGGGGACACTCCACAGTGAGGAGGTGGGAGCGTGTTCGCTCCCGTTGAGCCGGTACCGGCAGCGGCACCCAGTACGGGCCTGGTGGTTTCGGCCATCACCCCGTCCGACGGTGCCCGCTGGCAGGACGGAATCTCGTGGCGGTCCGAGGGCTGCCCGCAGGGGCGAGGCTTCGACCCGTGCGCTACCGGCTCTGATGTGTTCGAGGACCCGGCGGTGGGTGGTGGCGGCAACTCGCTCAACTTCTACCGGCCGGTGGCTTTCCGGGTCGAGGACCAGTGCTCCACCCGGTCCGGCTCGTCCGCCCACGACAAGACCCGGGTCCGTCGCCAGGCAATCGCCGCTACCTCGTTCATGGTGGCGCGCGAGCTGGAGACTGGCGCCCTGTCGGCGGCCAACCCGTACAGCGACACCGACGGCGGACAGGCCACCAACGCCTACCTGGGCATGCTCGACGGCGAGGTCATCGCAGGCGAGTGGAACCCCACTGACGGCCTCGGAGAGCTGGAGCAGGTTGCCCGCGCCAACCGGCTCGGACAGGACGTGTTCCTGCATGTGCCGGTCGGGCTGATCACGCGCCTCGGAGACCACCTGGTCAAAGAGGGCAACCTGTTGCTGACCCGCACCGGCGCCCGCGTGGTCGCCGACGCCGGCTACCAGGGCATCGGCCCCACCGTGCTGGCCACGTCTGAAATTCAGACCGTGACCATCACCGGCACGCCCACCGGTGGCACGTTCACGCTCACCTACAGCGGCCAGACCACCGGCACCATCCCGTTCAACGCGGTAGGCGGGACCGTGCAGACGGCCCTCAACGCGTTGAGCAACCTGGACGGGGTCTCGGTCACCGGCGGGGCGGGCGGGCCGTACACGGTCACGTTCGCGCCCGGCAACGTGCCGCAGATGACCGCGTCCGGCGCAGGCTTGACCGGCGGCACCGCGCCCGCCGTCGGGGTGGTCACCGCCACCCCCGGCGCAGACGAGTCCGTCGAGGCCGGCACGTGGATCTACGCCACCGGCCCGGTCGTGGTGCGACTCGATGACCCCGTGGTGGACAGCCTCGTCGATCACCAGCTGAACGTGGTCGTCAACACCGCTGACCGGCTGTTCGCCGCCTACTTCGATCCCTGCACCCTCTATCAGATGAACGTGACCGAACCGGCTCCCGTCGAGACGCCGTAAAAGGAGGAATCACCCATGCCTTACGACAACGCGGGAAGCCTGTTCGCACTCGGCCTGCGCCTCACCAAGCTCAACACGGTGGGGGCGCCGCTCGTCGGTGCACAGTCCAGCTACGTGACCGATTCGCTTGTCCAGGTCGGCATCGGCCTGGAGTACGAGGACGGTACCGAGATCGTGCAGAAGTCCGGCAGCGGCCGTGTCTGCCTCACCTACAAGGCGCCGGACACGCTCAAGCGCGGCACGATCTCCGACCTCCAGGTCTGCACGCCGGACCCGAACGTCATGGCGTTCACGATCGGCGGCGACGTGATCTCCACCGGTGGCGCCGGCACCGCCGAGGTGCAGACCGTGACCATCACCGGCACGCCCACCGGTGGCACGTTCACGCTCACGTTCGACGGCCAGACCACCGCCGGCATCGACTTCGACGCCACCAACTCGGAGATCGATACCGCGCTTGAGGCGCTGTCCAACATCGCCCCCGGCGAGGTGGCGGTCACCGGCAGCTCGCCGAACTTCACGGCCACGTTCGTGCCGGCCCTCGGCGACGTACCGGTGATGACCGCCAACGGCGCCGGTCTGACCGGCGGCACCAGCCCGAACGTGGTCATCGGCACCACCACGCCGGGCTCCAACCTGACCGACATCGGCTACCGCGCGCCTGCGGTAGGCGAGGAGGCCAACCCCAACGGCATTTCACTGGAGATGTGGACCCGCGCCATCGACGACGGGGCCTACGCCACCAACCTGCCGTTCTTCCACTGGGTGTTGCCTCGCGCGCAGCTGCGACCCTCCGACGCCTGGACCCTGTCCGGTGAGGACCCGCTGTTGCCCGGCTTCGAGGGCACCTGCACCCAGAACGCGAGCTGGGGTTCTGGCCCGGCCGAAGACTGGCCGTACGAGTCTGACCGTGTCTGGCAGTTCGCCCGCGTGGCGACCGTGCCCGACCTGTCGCCGGGGTTCGTGGCGGTCTCGTAAGCTCGGGTACCTGGTGGTCCCGGGTGGGGGCAGGTTGGCGCGTGGCCGACCTGCCCCTCACCGCAACTGGAGGTAAACGGTGGCGCCCTCGCCGACAACCGAAGTGCTCTGTTCGCCGTGGGCGACATTCGATGACCTCCCCGACGAGCTGATCACCAGGCTCACCGGAGAGGGCATCGACCCCGACCCCGACGCACTCAACGCCCACCTCGCGTACGCCTCCGAGATCCTGTGGGCCCTGTCCGGTCGCACCTGGTACGGCGGGGGGTGCGAGGAGGACGCCACGCTGCGCTCATTCCCGCCCGCCCCCGGTACCGGGTCGTGGCCGTACCACGATTCGTGGGGTTCATGCGCGTGCTGGCTGGGCGGCAACTGGCTTGACGGCCGCTTCTACCCGGGCTTCCCCTACCCCGGCATGCATCAGGCCCCGTTCGCTGTACGGCTGCCCCGCTCGCCGGTGACCGGCATCGTGTCCGTCACCGTCGCCGAGCAGCCGTTCACCGACTACAACCTGCTGCGGTCGGGTTGGCTGGAGCGCACCGACGGCAAACCGTGGGTCACCTGCGGCGACCTGACCATGGTCACCTACCTGTTCGGGGAGCCACCGCCGCGCGGCGGTGTGCTGGCCGCCATCGAGCTGGGCATAGAGCTGGCCCGTGACGCCGCAGGCTCCACGGCGTGCCGGCTCCCGCCCCATGTGGTGTCCGTGACCCGTCAGGGCGTCACGATGGAACTGGAGGCCAACGGCGACACCCCGCCATTCCGGACCGGCCTCTACAGCGTTGACCTATGGTTGGACACAGTGAACCCGTACTCGCGGCCACAGTCCGCGAGCATCTGGAGCCCTGACGTTCCCACCACGATGCGAGGTGCCCGCCGTGACGCTTAACCCGTTCGCCCCCCCCCCCCCCCCCCACCCCCCCAACAACCGCGGCCCCGCCCCCCCGCGCCACGCAGCCCCACCCCGCCTCGACGCCCTGATGTCGCTGCACCGCACCCCGCACGAGGAGCAGGCCGACCAGACGCCGGACGCGGACGAGCTGGAGCGACGAGACACCCTCGTCACCGAGTTCCGCGAGGAGCTAGAGGAGCACGGCGAAGCCCAAAACCCGACGCTGGTCGACCTGACCGGCGAGGACTACGTGTGGCAGGAAGGCGACGAGGACACCGACTCCTACTGGGCGCACGCCTCTGTGCTCGAAGACGACGAGCCCGCCGAGGACGAGAAGCCCGTGAGCAAGCGCAAGCCGGCCCGCAAGCGCAAGCCGGCCGCCAAACTGGACGAGGCCCTGGCCAAGCTCGACGGCGACAAGTGAGCACCAGCGGCAAGGCAATCAACGTCCGTCAGCTGGCCAACAGCATGCTGACGGCCATCGTCGCCCACTACGCCACCGCAGAAGGCCAGCCCCTGCCGGACCGCCGCTACGTCGCGCCCGGCGAGAACCGCGCCTCGGCGTGGGACTGCGAGCAGCTCACGGTGAGCCTCGGCGGCATCGGCTGGGGACAGAACATCGACGCCGCCCCCAACGCGTCCAGGCGCGGCACCCCCACGAGCGTGTTCGCTGTCCGGCACGCCGTCCTGTACGCGCAGCTGGTGCGGTGCATCCACGTCTCGGACTCGCGCGGCCAACCCCCCAAGGTCGAGGACCTCCAGGGCGACGGTGATCAGTTCATGCTCGACGCCGGCCTCCTGTCCCAAGCCATGGTGTCGTGGGCATCCACAGTGGACAGGACGCTGGAGCAGGACGACCCGCTCAACGGCTCCGTTCAGCTCGGGGTGGTCGAGGGCATCGGCCCGTCCGGCAAGTACGTGGGCGCCGAAGTGTCGGCCATCGTCACGTGCGCTGGCCTGGAGCCGTAGGCCGTGACCACCGTGCGGTTCGCTACGGGCCGGGTTCGCCTGCTCAAAGGTGAGCCCAAGCTGTTCGCGAACGACCGCACGCAAGGTGTCGTCTCCGACCTGGAGCGACGCATGGCGCTGGTCTCGGGCATCGCCAAGCTGAAGGTCCGTGTCCGGACGGGCCTGCTGCTCACCACCATCCGGCAACGCACCAACATCAACCTGAACGCGTGGCCGTCGGTGGATGTGCTCGCCGGCAGGGCGGGCGCCCGCACGGTGCCGGTCATCGAGGACCAGGGCTCCGCGCCGCACGTCATCCGGGCCCGCCGCAAGAAGGCCCTGCGGTTCATGATCAACGGTCAGGTAGTTTTCCGGCAGAAGGTCAACCACCCCGGTACCCAAGGGTCGGGCTTCCTGACGGACTCACTGAAATACGCGGCCAGCTAAAACAACCAGGAGAACATCATGGCCAACAAGCTCATCAAGTCCAAGCGCAGGGCGTCAGTCGCCAGACCAGACAAGATCGATGTCGAGTTCACGCGCGACGGACAGCCGTGGATCGATACTTTCCAGCCGACCAGCGTCGCCGACGCCGCCGCCCTGTCCCGCGCCATGAACGCCGCACGGCACCCGGACAAGGCGCTTGACGGCATGCTCACGTTCATCCGCAAGGCACTCGCCAACGACGACGGCGTGCCGGCCAGCTGGACCCCCGAACGCTACGTCGAGCCGGAGCCCGAGCCGCAGCCCGAGGCCGGCTACCAGCCCACCGACATGGTGACCGGCTACCTCGACGCCGATCTTGCAGCCGAGGCACGCAAGGCGCGCGAGAAGGCGGCCGAGCTGATGGCCGAGGAGGACGAGGCAGAGCGCCGCTTCACCGGGCCCGACGGTGAGCCCTACGCCTGGGACGAGCTGGACCGCTTCACCAAGTACGAGGCCGGGTCGTCTCGGCGCCGCTGGTCCGAGCTGATGGACAACGAAGACGACCTGGTCGTGGACGCCGAAGTGATCTCCGGCGTGTTCGAGCACCTCGTAGGGCTGGCGGCGGCCCGCCCTACGCGACGGCCATCCTGATATACGGGCTGGCCGAAGACCCCGTCATCGGGCCCTACATCCGGGGACGCTTCGCACTTGCGGACATCCGCTTGTCTACGCCCCTGAACGTGTGGCTTGATGCGGTTCACGCGGTATGGGCGGACGCCCCGGCAGAGACCCTGACCAAGATGAACAAACAGCTGGTGCAAAAGTCGGCCATGATGCGGCCCGACGAGGCACGGGAGACATGGGGTCTGCGCCCCGAGCACCGGGCGATGGCCGGCACCCTCGGGCAGGGCCCGGGACTGGAGGCACGTGGTGATGCTGGCAAGGCGCCCGGTGCGCGTCGTGGCACACCGCGTCGCACTCCCATCCCGAGGCAGTGATGTGTGAGGCCTGCGGCGGGAGCCGCTGGGTCACCGACCCCGACTACGCGCCCGGCAACTACCAGCCGCCCCCGGCGCCGCACGTAGGGCTGATGCCGTGCCCTGAGTGCGGCGTGGACGGCTGGGACGCGCCATGGCCACCGCAGCCTGCCCCGGTGGTGCGCCCGCCCGCCATGGAGCAGCTGGTGGCCCAACAGGCCGACTGGGTTGACCTGACCGACCTTCCGGGGGGCTGACCGTGGCCATTCGCATCATCGCTACGGCGGGTGTTCGGCTCGTCGCGGACGGTCGAGGCCTCGCCACCGAGATGAAACTGATCATCTCGAAGGCGCTCTCCGAGGCGCAGGCCGCCGCCCGCTCCGAGAAGATCGACTCACCCACCACGAAGATGGCGCAGGATGCCGACCGGGACAGCAACAGCATCAAGCGGTCGCTGGCCGGCATCCTCAACTTCACCAAGGGACTGGCCTCCGGGCTCGCCTCCACCCTGATCAACGGCACCAAGCTGGCCGTCATCGGCACCGCCGCGATCGGCGCGCTCGCCGGAGTCACACAGCTCGCCCTCGGCGTGGGTGCGCTGGCGGGCGCCGCCGCCCAAGCCGCAGGCGTACTCGGCCTGCTGCCGGCCGCGCTCGCTGGCCTCGTCGTCGCCCAGACGGCCGTCAAGCTCGCCACCCAGGGCATCGGTGACGCCATGTCCGCCATCGCCTCGGGTGACGCCCAGGCGTTCAACGAGGCGCTGAAAAAGCTGTCCCCCTCGGCGAAGGCGTTCGCCAAGGAAATGAAGGCGCTGAAGCCGATCCTCGACGAGATTCAGCAGGCCACACAAGAGGCCCTGTTCTCGGAGATCGCCGACGTGGTCAAGCCGCTCGGGCAAACCTATCTGCCGATCTTCGGGTCCGCCTTCCAAGGCGTGGCCAAGAGCATCGGGTTGGCCGCCCGCGAAACCGCGAACTTCATGTTGGAAGCACCGCAGGTGCAGAAGGTCAGCGTCTTCACCGCGAACGTGCAAGAGGCATTCGCGGGACTCGCGGGCGCCATGAAACCCGCCACCTCCGCGCTCCTCGATCTGGTCACCACCGGCTCGACATTCCTGCCGCGCCTCACCACCGCCGTCACCGCGTTCGCCGAGAAGTTCGCCGCCAAGATCTCGGCTATGGCCGCAGACGGCAGCCTGGAGGCGTTCTTCAACAACGCCATCGAGGCGCTGAAGACGCTGGGCCGCATCGGCGGGAACGTGTTCGAGACCCTCGGCAACGTGATGGATGCCGCCCGCACCGCCGGGGGCGGACTGCTGGAGAACATCGAGCAGATCACCCAACGCATGTCTGACTTCACCGCGTCGAACGCCGGCCAAGAGGCGCTCGTCAGTTTCTTCGAGTCCATGTCGCGCGTGGTCAAAGCGCTGATGCCCGTGTTCGAGGCGCTGTTCAAGGTGCTGGCCAACACCATCATCCCGATCCTCGCCGACCTCGCCGAGGTGTTCGGGCCCGTCTTCGTGCAGCTCGTCGAGGCGTTCGGTCGGCTGTTCGACGCGCTGCGCCCGCTGCTGATCGCCGTCGCCGAGGCCTTCAGTCAGGTGCTGGCCGCCTTCGAGCCCGTGATCGACGCGTTCGCCAAGGCCATCACCGACGCCATGCCCGTGCTCGGGCCGATGATCCAGGACATCGGCAAGGCCTTCGCCAACCTGGTGGAGTCCATGGCGCCGCTGGCCCCTGTGTTCGTCGAGCTGATAGCCGCGCTGCTCCCGATCATCCCGCCGATCCTGCAAATGGTCGCCGACCTGATGCCCCGGTTCATCGACTTGATCAAGGCGCTCATGCCCTACATCAAGGCGTGGGCCGAAATGATGATCACCCTGATTCCGATCTTTGCGGATATCGTGGGCTTCCTGCTCGACGTATTCATTCCCGTGCTCCAGTTCATCGCCACAATCCTGGGATGGCTCCTCTGGGTATTCACGTGGGCTATCGGCGGAATCTGGGATCTGATCAAGACCGTGTTCGGCGCCATCGCCGACTTCGTGGTCTGGGTATGGAATGGCATCGGCGACTTCATCGGGGGCGCCCTCGACTGGATCGGCGACCTGTTCTCGGACGGCATCGGCGGACTCGTCGGCAAAGTCGGCCAGTGGTTCATGGACATATGGAACAACATCATGTCCTGGATGGCCAGCATTGCCAGCGGCGTCGGTGACGCGGTCGGTAACGTGGTCGACTTCTTCACCTCTCTCCCCGGCAAAATCTGGGACGCGGTAAAGGGTGCGGCCCAGTGGCTTTACGACACCGGCAAGAACATCATCCAGGGCCTCATCAACGGCATTAAGGACATGATGAGCAACCTGATCGGCGCCATCACCGGAGTCGCGCAGGGTGCCATCAACAAGGCCAAGTCCGAGTTCGCCACCCAGTCCCCGTCGAAAGTGTTCTACGGCATCGGTGTCAATGTGGGTGAGGGGCTCGCCAACGGCATCAAGGCCATGATTCCCGATGTGGCCAGCGCGGCATCCGACATGGTGGATGCCGCCATTCCCACGGCGGGCGGCATCACCCTGGACCCGGCCAACCTCTCCGGCGGCACCGGTGGAGTGGTGACGGCCGGGGGAGGGGGCGTCACGCTCCAGCAGACGAACATCATGCAGCCCGGCACCGATGTCCAGCAGTTCGCCAACGTCGTCCTGCGACGCGGGTTCGGTGACTACCTGTCCGACGCCAACACGCTCGGAGTCTCGCGCAACGGCGTGCAGGCCGGCGTCAACGACCAGTGGGTGAGCGCATGACCGCACCGAACTCATACGCCTCCCTGCCGTTCGTGCCCGTGGACGGCCGCTACCGCCTCGGCGAGGGCCTCGACGACGACACGGTCAACGACTTCTGGTTCAACACCCAGCACGACGACGGCACCCTGATCGCCGTCGCCGAGCCGCCCGGCTGGGAAGGCGTCACCTACATCACGCCCATCGACACCAGCGGGGGGCGTGACGGCGGCCTCGACGGGCCCGGCTCGGTCGCACCCCGAGAGATCTCCGTGACCGGCGCCATGGTGTCCCCCGACGCCGCCACGCTGCGCCGCAAGATCCGGTCCCTGCGCCAACTGCTTCGCAACCGGTCCCGCGTGGTGTGGGACCAGTACGACTTCGGCGAGACCACCCGCATGGGGCTCGTCTGCCGCAGCACGGGCGACTTCCGCGCCACCCCCGAGATGGGCAACGACTACGGCGGTGTCGCCACCGTCGTGTCGTTCACGCTCGTGGCCGCCAACCCGCCATACAAGTACGCCACCGGCGAGGCCGAGTTCATCGACATCGGGCTGCCCGTGGATGTGGTGTCGGGGCGCACCTACAGCAAGACCTACAGCTACAACTACGGATTAATCCTCAACCCCGGCGGCATCGGCCAGGCCGTCAACCGGGGCGACGTGGACGCCTACCCACAGTTCGAGGTCACCGGGCCGGTCTCCTCGCCGATCATCACCAACGAGTCCACGGGCCGATCGTTCATCATCGTGGGCAACATCCCCGCGCTGACCACGGTCACCATCGACTCGCGTTCGGGCAGGGTCACGCCGGCCACGTACCGTCTGGTAGGCAGGCCTTGGGTGCTGGCGCCCGGCAACAACAACATCCGCTGGCGCGCAAGCTCCGGCTCATTCAACCCATCCGCGAACCTGCGCGTCATCTGGCGCTCGACCTGGGAGTGACATGGCTGTCAGCAACCCCCCCGCCTACCTCCAGGCCGGCACCTACCCCGCGAGCCTGGACCGCCTGCACCAGACCTCCGGCCGCTTCCTGCCCACCACGCTGAACACCACCGACATTGCCGCCCGCTCGGGCATCCTCGGCGGCCAGTCCGGCAGGCAGGGCAACGCGAGCGTCACCAACTTCGACGTGTCCGTGGGCCGGTTCGTCGCCATCATCGAGAACACGTTCACCACCAACGGTGGCGACTACGCCGTGTTCAGCGACAACACCCAGGTCCTGTCGCTGACGGCCAGCTCGCCGACCACCAACCGCATCGACATCATCGGCGTGCGGGTACAGGACGCCTTCTACTCGGGCGCGGTCAACTCGGCCGACCTGGTGGCGGTGCAGGGCACGCCGAGCGCGGGCACGCCGGCCGACCCGGCGTTGCCGAACTCGTTCATGCCGATGTGGCGCGCCACTGTGAACGCGGCCTCCAGCGCCGCCGTGCTGGCTGACCTGCGCAAGCGCACCGCCGTGTCCGGTTCGGTGTACGCGCCGTTCACCGGCCAGGTCACCGACAACGGCACCATGATCGGCGAGACACAGGTGTTGCCGGCTGCGGGCGCCTACCCCGCGCGCCTGCGCGTGTGGGACGGGGCGGCCTGGAAAGGCGTGTCGTCCTACCAGTTCGACAAGCCGGCCCAGACCGGGTCTGGGTCGCTCACCACCGCGTCGGCCGCCACCATCATGACCGTGTCGGTTGCCGACCCCGGCTACGCCTACAAGATCCAGGCCTCCGGCGGCCTGGACTGGGGAATGGTGGCCGCCTCCACGCCCGGCAACCTCGTGTTCTGCTCGATCACCCTGGACTCGGCCACCTACAACTCCGGCAACTTCGCGTTCGGCGACACCGTGTCCCTGTCGCTGGGTGCAGGGTTCTCGCAAAACACCATCATTGCGTCGCCGGGCGCCACGTCGTCGCTGACGGGCGCGCACACCATCCGCAACATCGCGCGCAACGGCGCAGGCGGCACCATCACCCTGCCGGCCGCCGCCCCCGGCACCAACCTGTCGGTGCTGCTGGTGCCAGCGTGACGCCGCCGGTCGCGCGCATGGATGTGGCGAGGCTGTCGGCCAGCAGCTACGACCTGGACGACGAGCAGCGGGTCAGCTACACCTACTGGCCGGTCAGCTACTTCCTCGGCGACCCGACCGTGATCAGCAACGCCCCGCTGCCGCTGTCCGGCGTCAAGTTCTCCGAGATCATGAAGGGCGTAGGGGAGATGCAGTGCTCCCTTCAGCTCGCCGATCCCGACGTGCGCGCCATGAACCCGTGGGAACTCATCGTGCCGCGCAAGACCGGCATCGTCGTGGTGCGGTCCGTGCTCGACGAGGACGAGAACAGCTACACCCATGACGCGGTGTGGCACGGCGAGGTGTGGGCGCGCAAGCCGGTGCCGGCCACCGGGCGGTGGGAGATCATCGCCCGCACCGTCGAGTTCGCCTGGTCCCGCAGGCTCATCACCGGGCCCATGGCCGGAGGCAACCTCACCTGGAATCAGGCCGACCGCACCACCATCGTGGGAGACCTGCTCACCCCCTCCCAGTTCTCGCAGGTCGGCCCGGCGGTCAACCTCGGCACGGCGACCGCCGTCACCGGCGGCACCACAAGCACGCTGGTCGCCGCCAACGCGGACGCGCTCGACATCACCACCGGCTCCTACGTGACCATCGTCGACACCACCGGGGAACGCCGCCAATCCCCCATGGGTGATGTGGCGTTCCGGGTCACCGGCAAGGTTGTGGCCGGCAACACCACCATCACGTTCACACCCGCGCTGGCCGTCGCCACCGTCGTGGGCGACCTGATGACCGCCGGCCCGCTGTTCCCCGGCTGGATCACCGTCGACAAGCCCACCGTGCCCACGGGCAAGGTGCACGACATGACCTACCAGCGCGACCAGCAAACCAACCTGCTGACCGCCCACATCGACCGCAGCAACGTGGGCGACGGCTACGACTGGCGCACCAGCGTGCGCGTGCTCGACGGCGAGAACGCCCGCGAGGCCGCCAGCTACCGCATCCAGCACGTGATGGGGTATCCGCGCCTCGGCCGCGCCTGGACCGACTCGAACGCGTCCGTGCCCCGGTTCGTGTACCGCACCAGCGGACAGGGCAACGTGCTCGACGTGGACCCGGTCTACGACGGCAGCAACGTCAACAACGTCGAGTGGGGGCAGGGCGCCGGATTCGACGACGCCGCACTGCGGCAGGTCGCCACCAACAGCAGCGATTGGGCCAACGGCTTCCTGATCACCGAGGGGCGCTACAGCAACCCCGACGTGAAGCTGCCGCAAACCCTGCTGGACTACACGGTGGCCGCGCTCATGCAGACCTACGCCAACGAGCAGTTCATCAACGCCATCACGGTGCGGGGCGACAAGCCCCCCTACTGGCGCACCTACACCCTCGGCGACGACGCCCTGTTCAGTACCGACGACTGGACCAACCCCGACACCGCGTTCGGCGGCCGCGACTACACGAGCGTCACCCGCATCATGGGCTGGGTCGTCACCCCGCCCGAGGGCACCAACGCCGAAAAGGTCCAGCTCGTGGTAGGCGTGGGGACGGCGGTGGATGGTGGCTGATGTCAACCCGCAGGGCAGCGTCTCGAAGTTCGCGCCCCGCCAATCCGATCTCGTGGACGCGGTGGCCGCCGCCTCGCGTATCGCCGAGCAGCAGATGCGCTCCAACCCGCTCGAAAACGCGGTGGTGACCAAGGGTCTTACCAGATTTGTGGGAAACTATGGCGGGGACTTCGCCTGGTTTGGTGAATTCCTACCCTACGACCTCAACCTGTTGGACGAATACGGCCACCAGATGCCGCAGCGCGGGATTTCGTTCGTCCGCGACGACCCCCAACACAACAGCGCGTTCGCCATGTACGACTGGAATCCGCAGGCAGGGGTACCCCTGCGGCAGAAGGTCTCCATGCACGACGCTGACGGCAAGGTCACCTACCAGGAGGGCGGCGACGGAGGCCGAGCCTTCCCTGACCAGCCAATCGTCATGTACCAGCGCGACATCATCGACCCGGCTGGAGTGAGCGTCGGCAGCGACTCAATCCAGTACTCGGGAGCCGGCAACCTCACCGGTCGCCGTGTCGACTTCCAAGCCTCCTGGGCCGCGAGCGGCACGGTCACCGTCAGCGCCTACCTGCGACTCACCGGCGGTGGCGTCACCATCAATACCGCCACTGTTGTACAAGTCGGGGCGCAGAACTTCCTTTACGATTCCATCGACGTGGGCACGATCTTCGATGTGAGCGACTTCGTACAAATCGAGTGGCACGCCTGGAGATCGGCCGGCACGGGAACCTTTTTCCCGCGCATATACCGCTGCCGAACCTATTCACCGTAGACGGCCTGGGAGAGGGAGACATGTTCCGATATGGAGCTGCTGCCAGCCGCAGGTGTTGCCGCCGCGTTGGCGACGGTGATCTTCTACCTGCTCAACGCCAACCGAACCGACCGCATCGAGCACCGCAAGGAACGCGCTGAGTGGGACAAGCGGTTTAAGGAACTCCAGAGTCGCCACGACACGGAGATCACCGACCTCCGTGAGCGCATAGAGACCCTCGAAAAAGCGAAACGTGATGAGACACTCCGGGCCGACCGGGCCGAGGCCCAGCTAGAGCGAGCAGGTAGGGCGCATCCATGACCAGTCCAGGAGCGGTCAACAGCCAAGCCGCCCAGCAGCGTCGCGAGCGGGGGGACGAGTTCACGGCCGCCGAGCGTCGCCGCGACCGTCGCCGCACCGCGATGGGTGTCGTGGCCCTCGTCATGCTTTCCGCCTTGGTGGTGATGGTGGCGCGTGGCCAGAACGACAAGAACAAGGCGGTGGACAACGCCACCAACCTGGCCGAGCAGGTCGACGCCGCATGCCAGGCAGGCGGGCAGGCGGCCACCGAGCTGGCCGCCCGAGGCGCCTGCGGCCAGGCGCGCAAGATCACCCAGGACCCGATCCGGGCCGCCCCGCTGGTGGCCGAGCTGCCCGACGAGCAGGTTCGGCGCCTGGTGGCCGAGTACCTGAAGGACAACCCGCCCGCACCGGGCGCCGCCGGCCGCATCCCCACCTCCTCCGAGGTCGATGCGGCCGTTCAGCGCGTCTGTGAGCGCCTCAACTGCCAGGGGCCACCAGGCACGAACGGCGAGGCCGGCCAGGACGGCACAGACGGGGAGAGCGGGCAGAACGGGGCCGACGGGGCGGACGCCCCGCCAGTCACCGACGACCAGGTGCGCGCCGTGGTCCAGGGCTACTGCGACGCCAACAACGGGTGTCGCCCCACCGCCACCGAACTCCAGGCCGCAGTGGACGCCTACTGCGCGCAGGCCGGAGAGCCATGCCGTGGCGCCCCCGGCCAACCGGCCACGCTGCCCGACCAGTATCGGCGCATCGATCAGGACCCACTGCTTGGGGAGGTAACGTGGATGTGCGCACGCACCACCCCGCCCGAGCAGCTGCCGCCGACCTACTCTTGCGCCCAGGAGACCCCGTGACCACCTCCCGCGAGGCCGCGACACCGCCGCGCTCGGAACGCTACGACGCCGGCATGCGCGCCGCCACCACGTGGCTCGCCGCCCAGTTCCCGCACGTCAGCCACAACGACCGGGCGCCCATCGTGCATGGCATCGCCGCCGTTCTCTGGCCGCACCTCACCCTCGCCGCGACCTGCGACATGGCGGACGAGCTGGCCGGCCAGTTCCCCGAGATCGCCGAGGCTCTCGATCGCTCCGCTGCCGCCCGCCTCCAGGAACTCCAGAGGACCCCGCGATGACCAATGACCTGTTCGCCAGCCCAGACATCACCCTCTCCCCGTCCGGCCACCCCGTCTACCGCGACCCGGGCCGCTGGATCGAGCACCCGGTGCCGCCCGAACCCGTGACGGCCACGCCCGAGGAGCTGGAGGACAAGCCGGACCCGGCCGAGGCCAGCAACGTGGTCGATGGCACCGCGCACTCCTGCCGCATCATGCCCGACCCGGGTGAGCCGGACCTGTGCAGCGGCTGCGGCAACGAGTGGCCGTGCGAGGGCGCGCAGCGCCTGCGGGTCGCCGAGATGCCCAGCCTGGACGTGGACCCCACTGAGCAGGCCCGCATGATGGTGGCCGTACGCGCGGCCCGCGCCGCCCTGGACCTGCCGCCCGAGCAGAACGCACGTACCAACCAGTAGGGAGCACCATCATGCAGCCCACCGAGCCGGCCAAGCCGGCCACCATCCGCGAGCTGGGCCTGTCCTGGATTCGCACCGGCGTGCCCTACCTGTGGGGTTACGTCCTCACGTTCTTGGCGGCCCGCGCGCCCGCCATCCACGATCTGGTGGACACGCCCTACGTGTTCGCCGCCCTCTCTGGCGCGGTCGCGCTGGCCTGGTACTGGCTGATGCGCAAGGCCGAGCACAAGATCCCGCCGTGGCTGACCCGGCTCGTGTTGGGCGCCAACACCGCGCCTAGCTACTGGCTCGGGGCTGACGCGGTCGCCGCCCGGCGGGCCGCCAGGGATCTTGACGGCTGATACGCTCGCCAGCGAGTGCCCTCGGCAGGCCCTCGCCTCGGGAACAAGACGGACCTCCTCGCACATGGGCGCGAGGGGGTCCGCTCGTTGTGGGGGTCAGATCTCCCAGGACATCTCTTGTTCGCGGGTGCCGAAGTGCGCGTCACCGTAGGGGTCCATGCACAGGTCAGCGGCCATACCGTGGTGGCACTGCGGGTGCTGCACGTCCCACAGGTCGCCGAACCGGGCGTGCAGCGGCAGGTGCTCGGGGATGGTGACGTGCAGCTCGGGCCGGGCGGCACGGTAGGCCAGCGCCCACGCCTGCGCGTCCGGGCCCTCGAAGGTAACGCGGTAGGACACGCCTGCGCCGTACACGTCCAGGGTGATCGTGTCGTAGGGGGCAACCGGGCTGGTGCGCAGGTCGTGGCGCAGGTAGTGCGTGTAGTTCTCCAGCGCCTCGGCGCACGTGCCGTCACAGAAGCTGCGGACGCCGTGGCCATCGCAGCCGAAATCGGGGTCGAAGCACCCCGGGCAGGTGGTGGCGGAGTGGCCTTGGCAGAAGTCCTGGAGCTGGTACATGGTGGTCCTTCCCTGGTGGGTCGTTCCGTACAAGACGAACCCTACCCCCTGCTGACGTGGGTGTCAACGGGGGGTAGGAGGTGAGCTACAGCCGCCCGTCCGCACGCATCGCTTCGAGGTAGATGTGCACGTCGTAGCCAAGGTCGGTCAGACGGTGGTCATTGCCGGCCCGCCCGTCCAGGCAGAGGCCGCGAGACATGAGCGCCACGACCGTGGCGACCCGCGCGTCATACGACAGGGGGATGTACAGCTCGTCCGAGGGCTGGCCGGCGTCGTCCGCAATCAGCGGCCTGGCAGTGAGCATCGCCCGGATCATGGCGGGGGTGAGTTTGGCGGCCAACCTCTGGGCGCGCAGGTCGAGGGCGGCACGCTTGCTTTCGGCTGCGGTGCGCATCGGGGAGTCCTTCCCGGTGGGGGTTGTTCCGTACAAGACAGAACCTACCCCCACCGAGCGTGGGTGTCAACCTACTTGTAGACCTCTGTCGTGTGGTCGCCGCTGTACTTGGTGCAGGTGCAGGAGGACTGCTCGGACTTGTCCAGCTCGTCGTCTACATAAACCTCGACGGTGTGCGTGTGCGTGTCAGCCATGCCGTTCACCTCCCCCCGGTATGTCGAACAAGGTCGCCTGGACCATGTGGCCCGCGTCGAGCTGGCGCAGCGCGACACGCCCCAACCCTGTGACCCGCCACAACTCGCAGGCCAGGCCGCTGTCCGGGTTGATGCGGGTCACGATGTCGCGCCCGTTCACCAGGTCCGGATCAGAGTCGCCCTCCTCGTTGGTGAGCGGGGCCACGTATCCGGCCTGGTGCAGCTCGACGCGCCGGGGCCGCTGCGAGCTGCCGCCGATGTTGAGTTGCGCCTGCATCTCGAAGTCCGCGAGCGGGCCCACCTCGGCCAGCAACTTCAGCAGGGCGTGCCGCTGGCCGCCGGACTTCGTGCGGATGGCCGCTGCCGCCGCCCTGCTGGTCGCTGGCGCGTCGCCACGGTGCTGGCCGCCTCTCGGGGCCACCACGTTGGCCCCGGCCTTCTGGAGCGCCTCGTGGGCGGTGCGCAGCTCGTGGCGGATGGAGCGCAGCACGCGGTGCACGTCGGTGACGGTGTGCTCGTTGTCCAGCACCTCGCACAGTCGCAGGCCGCGCCGTACCGCCTGCTCGATGGCGGGCATGGTGTCGGTCATCAGATGGTCCCGAACCTTCCGAAGTTTGGCAGCGCGGGCCGCCCGTCCGCTCGCCCGAACAGATGCAAGACGTGGGCGTGGATGTTGACGTGCTCCGCCTCGGGCGCGAACACCTGGTAGGACCAGCGGTCCGGCCCGAACACGGCGCGGTGCAGCATCTTCAGGTCCTCGTACTCCGGCATCTCGTCCGGATGGCTGATCGAGGCATGAATCCAGTTCACGCCCTCGGCGTGGCCGGACGCGTGATCGCCGGTCACGATGATCCGCGTGCCCGCGTCCACGGCGTCGATACGCCACCCGCAGCAGCCGTGCCCGATCGCCGCTTGCCACGAATGGCGCCCGAGAGCCTTGCGCAACCGCAGGCCGTTCACGACCGGCATGGGATCACACGGCAGGTGCGGCTGCGCCTCGATGGCGTCGATCAGGTTCACTTCGGGTCTCCTCGCCTGTGGGCCGGGCAATAGTCCTTGCCGCCCCGCTCCGCCTGCTCGCCGTCGCGCTTGACGCCGCGCTGCCAGCGGGTCCGGTCCATGGTGGCGAAGAGGCCTATGGACCCGAACACGCTGTCGCGCTCGATGGTCGCTTCGCAGCGACCCGGGCCGCCGTAGACGTGGTCGCAGCGCACGCGGTACCCGGTTGGCTCGATCACTTGGGCGCCTTCCGGTCGACTTTGACGCGGTCCTGGTAGGTCTGCTTGACCTTGATCGCCTCGGCCAGGGCGGCAGCCATCTTGTCGTCACCGGCACGGGCGATCTCGGCGGCTGTGGCCTTGACGCGGGTCACCTGTGGCTCGAACTTGCCGCAGCCGATCAGTGCGCCGAACGCCTCGTCGATGACGGCGGCCAGTTCGGTTTCGTCCATGCCGCCGATGTGCGCTTCGGGGTCGCCGTGCTCCGCGACGATCAGGGCGTTCACGTTGCGCGCCGCCTGCGCCGCGATCACCGAGCGCACCTGCTCGGGGTCGATGATGTTG